TAAAAAATGAAGAATCTTGATGCGATTAAGAACGCAAAAGCAAAGTTTGCGCAGAACTTGAAAACTGCCATTGATTCCAAAGATGAAGCAAAAATGACCGAGGCTCTCAACGCCTATGCTGACAGCATTCAGCAGTCAATCATTGAGGTCGCACAGGAAATCGGCGAAACAGCCGACAACACAATTCTTGCAAAGAGAGGATTCAGACAGCTTACAAGCGCAGAGCAGAAGTTCTACAACAACTTTGTAACAGCGGCAAAATCTGCTGATGTTAAGCAGGCTCTCACTGGTCTTGATGTTACAATTCCTCAGACAATTCTTGACACCGTGCTTGAGGACATTACCAGCAATCATCCGCTGCTTGATGCAATCGGCATCGAAAACACATACGGCTCTGTTAAGGCGATTTTTGCCACAGACACAAAACAGCTCGCCGCGTGGGGCGCTTTAAGCTCAAAAATCACACAGGAGCTTGCAGGCACGATTCAGGAAAAGGATTTCTCAACATCAAAGGTAAGCGCCTTTGTCCCTGTTCCGAAGGATATGCTTGACCTCGGCGCAATATACATTGATGCATATGTTCGCAGAATCCTTGCGGACGCTCTCGCATATGCCCTCGAGGACGGTTTTATCAACGGCGACGGCAATGGCAAGCCGATTGGTATGCTTAAAGACCCCGAAGGAGCAGTAAAGGCAAACGCTTACACCGAAAAGACAGCAACAAAGCTCACAAGTCTTGATGTGAAATCATATATGGGTGTTGTTGCAAAGCTTGCAAAAGGCAAGGGTGGTAAGACGAACAACATCACATCGGTTGACCTCATCGTAAATCCTGTGGACTATCTCACAAAGATTATTCCTGCGACAACTGTACTTGCAACAGACGGCTCATATAAAAACAACCTTTTCCCGTTCCCGACTAATGTTTACCCATCTGAAATGGTGACAGAGGGCACGGCTGTTATCGGTCAGCTTTCAAAATACAAAGCTTGCCTTTCCACAGGCAAGGAAGGAAAGCTCGACTATTCAGACCAGTATCAGTTCCTTGAAGATAATAGGGTTTATCTTATTAAAGCGTACGCAACAGGCTTTTCGCTTCACACGAATGATTTTCTTAAGCTTGATATTTCGGCACTCAATCCTGCCGAAATTAAAGTAACTCTCAATCAGACAGCAACAGCTTAATTTTTCACGGAGGTGTTGAACGATGGGAATTGTGAACGATGTAGTTAATATGCTCGATTTTGACCGTGAGCACATCGAAACAGATGAAGGCACAAAGTCAAAAATTGAGTTAATTATAGCCAATGGAAAACAGCACCTCCGCGATTACAACCCTCTACTTACTGATGAGGATTTTGAGCGAGCAACAAGGGCAAGAAGTTTACTGTTTGACTATTGCAGATATGCTTACTCAAATGCTGTTGAAATGTTCGACCATAATTTTGAAAGCGAAATTCTGAAATTAAGGCAGGAATATGAGGTGAAAAGCTATGATTTTGAAGAATAACATAGATTTTTTAACCTTTAATGACGGTGTCGCAAAAATCTATGAAACCGACGAAAACGACGACATCATCGCCGACAGCCTGAAAAAATATCGTTTCGGCAATGAAAAAATCGGCGTAACTCGTTTTTATGGTGCGAAACAAAATGACATTGAACTGTCAAAGGTCATACATATTCACAAGGACGAAAACTTGCGAACGGATATGGCGGTTATCATTGACGGCACACGGTTCAAGATTGAACAAATTCAGCACGATAAAAGCAAAAATCCCCCTTGCTCAATTGTGAGCCTGTCGCAGAGGGGATTATATGAGGGTGGTGCAGATGTTTTTTAAAAACTACGATGAATTTGTTGAACTCATAAAGTCTTGTGGTTTTAAGTGTGTAGAGGCTGACTACAACAAATCAACTCCTGCCCCATATCTCGTCTATTTCAAAGATGAAGAAACAGGAATTTACGCAGACGGTGGATTGCTTTGGAAAAATGCAAAAATCATTATAGAGCTTTACACCACAAAAGACGACCACAAGAGCGAGACGAAGTTTGAGAAGTGGCTCAACGAAAACGGCTTCGGTTGGAAAAAACCGAATCGAGCATGGGACACAACCAATAAACTTTGTGTAAGCTATTACAATTTGGGCGTGACTTTTGATGAGTAGTTATAAAAAAGTTGGTATTGACAGAATCGGCGATACTTTATCAAAAGAACTTGCAACCTATTCGGCTGATGTGCAAATGGGCGTAAGATTGTTGGTTGATGAAAAAGCCGAAGAACTTAAAAACGAAATCAAGAAAAATGCACCTGTCGGCAAAAGAAAAAAATATCGCAAATCGTTTAGGATAAAAGTCACGAATGAAACATTTAGGTTTTATGAAAAAACGGTGTATGCCGCTAAACCTGAGTACCGGCTTACACATCTTCTCGAGAAAGCTCGCAAAAAGAGAGGTAAAAAAGGCGGAACGGTACAACCGAAGGTGCATATTGCTCCGGCAACAGAGAAAATTCACGGCGAATTTGAAGCCGGAATAAAAAAGCTCATTAAGTCATCGGAAGCTATGGGCGGCGGCGATATGAGCGGAATTAAAAGAATTTAAAAACATAAGGAGTGTTTATTTTATGAATAAAACGATCAGAAAAGTTGGTTATGCTGTGCTGACAGAAGGCAGCACAGGCGAAATTACATACGGAACACCGATTTGGTTTAAATCTGATGAGGCAGGCGGCAGAAGTATCGGTGCAGAGCCTATTGGCGATTCGAACACGATCTACGCTGACGGCTTGCCTATCATTGTAGCAAGTGCGAATGGCGGCTATACAATCAGTCTTGAGCTTATTTCAGCAGTCGACGACATCGAAAAAGATTGGTTTGGCAACGATGAGGCCACAGAAGGCGGTATCATCGAAAAGGGCGGTATCAAAGTGATGCCGAGATTTGCCCTCCTCGCCGCAAAGGAAACATACAAAGGTGACAAGCTCTACGAAATCGACACATATTTCGACTGCGTAGCTGCAAGGGCAAGCCGGAACGACAAGACATCAGAAGGCAATTTCGATCCACAGTTCCCGACCTTTACAGTCACAGCAAAACCACGCCCTGACAATGATTTTGTACGCTATACATCTTATGCCGACACTCTGCCGGAAAATGTTGTAACTCCTACTGTAAAGGCTGTAAAGGCTGCAAAATCGGCAGTTCCTACAGATCAGGCCTCATCAGACACTACAAAGGCGGCTAAGAGCTAATGAAAGACACAGTTGTTATTAACGATAAAAATGTTGAGGTTGAGGTTACGGCTTACACAATGCTCATCTACGAGGACACATTCAAAGGTCACAGCTTTTTGCGTGATGCCGACCGTATTCTCGTTAAGAACCTCAATGATGTTAAATTTGGCTCTGCTGTAAAGCTTTTATGGGCAGCGGCAAAGACGGCTGACGATACCATTCCTGATTTTAAATCTTGGGCGAAAGAAATCAGCATTAAGGACGCTATTTCGGCGACAGACACGATTATCAACCTTATTGTTGACAGTCTTAAAAGCGACACCCCAAAAGTGACAGCGACAGCGACCTAAACGGATTTAAAACTTTCCTGACGGCGAAGGAAATCTTATCCTATGCCGTCAGGTGTGGTCTGACTGTCGCTGATTTACAAAGATTTACAATAGGTTTTGTACTTGATTATGTAGAAACCTATTTCGCATTACGAAATAATAAGAATATCCACGAAGATGAAGAGACATATCAGAAAATGAAATCTGTATTGCCTTTTGTAACGGAAAGATTTGAAAACAAGGAAATCTCAACAGAGCAGTACAGTGAGTTTATGAACAGATATAAGGAGTTGGAGGGCAGATATGGCATCTACGATTAAAGGTATTACCGTCAAAATTGCAGGCGATACGATAGACTTGCAGAAATCTTTAAAAGCTGTGCAGTCCTCATCCTCGAGCTTACAGAGCGAATTGTCGGCTGTTAACAGACAATTAAAGTTTGATCCTGAAAACACTGTCTTGCTTGCTCAAAAGCAAGAAGTGTTAAAAGAACAAATTGAAAACAGCAAATCTGCCCTTGACCGCTTGCTTGAGGTACAAAATCAAGTTGAAGAGCAGGCAAAAAACGGCGAAATTTCGACGGAGCAGTACAGAGCTTATCAGCGTGAAGTTGAAAAAACCAAAAGCAAACTCAACTCCTTTAACGAACAACTTGATAAGACAAGAGACGAATTTGATAAAGTTGCAAATGGGGTTGAAAACCTTGAAAATAAGTCGAATAAAACTGATTTATCAAAGGTCAAAAAAGAAATGGATGAGGTTAAATCCTCAGCCGACAACCTCAAATCTGCTGTTGGTGATGCCTTAAAAGAAGCTACTGCTACAGCAACGGCAATTGGCGGAGCTGTTACAGGCGCAATTGTAAGCGCAAACGGGGAGCAAAAGGCTCTCAATTCTTTGCAGGCACAAGCAGGCTTGACCGCCGAGGAGATGGCAAAGTACAAAGATGTCCTTGAAGATGTTTACACAGGAAATTTCGGCGAATCTCAGGAAGAAGTTGCAAATGTCCTTGCTTTAATTAAGCAGACAACGAACGAAACCAATCCAAGTAAGCTTAAAGATATGACCGAAAATCTCTTTACTTTAAGAGATGCCTATGATTATGACTTCGTCGAAACGCTAAGAGCGGCGAACATGCTTATGGAACAGTTCGGTGTAACGGGTGATGAAGCGTTTAATCTTATTGCTCAGGGTAGTCAAAAAGGTCTGAATAAAAACGGCGATTTGCTCGATACAATCAACGAATATTCCGTACATTATAAACAGCTTGGCTATGATGCAAATGAATTTTTTAATTCGCTTGAAAATGGCTCTAAAGCAGGTACTTTCAGTATCGACAAGCTCGGCGATGCGATGAAAGAATTTGGCATCCGCTCTAAGGACACAGCCTCGAGTACGCAGGAGGGATTTACTCTTCTTGGCTACGGCGCAAAAGCCTCAGCTGAGGACATTCAAAAAGCCAAAGATGAAGTCGCAAAGCTCGAAAAAAATCTTTACTATGCCAAAGAGGAGCAAAAAGGCTTTAACAATTCGACGAGCGAATTAACAAAGCAAAAAAATGCCGATAAAATTGAACAATATTCAGAGGCGCTAAAAACTGCTAAAGAAAATCTTGCAAATCTCGAATCAGCAGGCAAAGGCGCAAAAGGTAGTATTGAGGATTTGCAGGCAAGATTTGCAAAAGGCGGAGATAGCGCAAAATCAGCAACATCAGAAGTCTTAAAGGCTCTTTTCGAGATGGATGACAAGGTTAAGCAAAATCAGGCAGGTGTTGACCTCTTCGGTACGATGTGGGAGGATTTGGGAATTGACGGTGTTAAAGCCTTAACGAAAGTTAATGGCACTGCCGACAAGGCCGAAAATACCATGAAAAAGATTAAAGACATCAAATATGATGATGTTGAAGCTGATTGGGAAAGTCTTGGTAGAACCGTACAGACTGACATTATTAACCCGATAGGAAAATCATTGTTTCCTGAGGTTAAGAAACTTTGTAAATTTGTTGAAAACCATACTGACAATATTATCCCTACATTAAAAGTTGTCGGCTCTCTTGTAGGTGGCATTTGGGTAGGCCGAAAAACAACCGCTGTTGTAAGCGGTGTACAAAGCCTTATAGGCGCATATAAAAGTCTCAGAACTGCTACAGAGACTGCCAAAATCGCACAGGAAGGTCTTAACCTCGCACAGAAATCAAACGCAATCGGTATCATCGTAGGCTTAGCCGCTACGCTTGTAGGCTCCTTGTGGTCAATCGCAAGCGCAAACGATGAAGCCAAAGAATCACAGGACAAGCTCAACGAAGCGCATGAACAGGCTCAGGAAGAAATCAAAGAGCTGAAAGATGCCAATGATGAATATGTGCAAAGTAAGAAAGATGCGGCATCGGAGGTTGAAAGCGAATTTCAATATTACGACGATTTATGGGTCGAATTGCAAGGTATTGTTGACAAAAACGGCGAAGTCAAAAAAGGCTATGAAGACAGAGCTAAATTTATTACCAATGAATTGAGCCGAGTTACAGGCAATGAAATCACTTGGAACGGCAATGTTATTCAGTCTTATAAAGACCTTAAAAGCTCAATGGATGATGCCCTTGAATCAAAGAAAGCACTTGCTTTGCTTTCAGCGACCGAAGATTCTTATCAGACAGCTGTATCGGGTCTTGCAGGAGCGAAAACTGACGCAATAAATGCTTATGCCAAAAAGAAAAAGGCACAAGAAGAGCGCGACAGTGCAGCGGAAACCGCACAAAAATATAATACAGAAGGACTTGACAGAAACAAAAAAATAATCAAAATTGCGGGGTGGGCATTTGAGAATGGAAAAATCTCGCAAACCGATTATCAAAAATACCTTAAAGACGCACAAAATAAGCAGAATACAGCTAAAAACGAGCGTGCTTTATCATCATTTGGTGCAGCATACGGTGCTGAAAGTCAAAAAGCTAAAGATAACCTCAAAGAGAAAGAAAAAACTCTTAAAGAAGTTGAAAGCAAATATAACGAGTATCAAAGAAAACTCGTTAATTATAACACCACGATCCAAAACGTCGAAAACCTCACAGCGGCAAATGCTAAAGGCAACACCGAAGAGATTAGAGCCGCAATGTCGGACTTGTCTAACAACATTGTTACTTATACAACTGGTAACAAAGACGCTCTCGAACAGCAGGTCAATGATTTTAAGACAAATGCCGAGAATTTAAGGACGGCATACAAAGACGGTGTTGAAGGTGTCACAAAAGACCAAGTTGAAGAAGCCGAAGAATTGCAGGAAAGAGCAGAAATCGAGCTTGCTAAATACAACGATATGTACGGCACGGTTGCCGCAATCGCAACAGGCAAGGCAGACGAAATCAACGCACAGCAGAAGAAAATCAAAGACGGTTTTATTGATGCTGAAACGGGTTCAAGAGAAAGCCTCGAAAATCAGCTTGCAAACTTTACCGCAAACTATGAGTTGTTAAAAACTGCAATGGACGAAAATCAACCGGGCGTTACTCAAAAAATGGTTGATAACGCACACGAGCTTGTAGACAAGGCAACCGTTGAACTCAACAAGCTTGAAGGCAACGGCGAAACTGCCGGTAAAAACGGCACAGAGGGTGTCAGCAACGGTATGAAAGACGAAGAGGCTCTTAAAAAAGTTGATGATTCAGGCAAAAAGGTTCTTAATGAAACCGAAGATAGTCTTTCGGGAAGTTACGGCAAAGGCTATCAAAAAGGTAAGGAATTTACTCAAGGCTATATTAAAGGTCTGAGTGAAGGCGGGCCTACGGGAAGCCTTCATGCTGAAATGAACAGGCAGGCAAGAGAACTTGCAGAAACAGGTCTTATTTCTCTTGCAAATGCACAGGATTCGCATTCGCCGAGCCGAAAAACCCGAAAATTAGGAAGATATTTCGGCGAAGGCTACCGCCTCGGCATTGAAGATGAAATTGAAGATACACAAAAAATGGTAAGGTCTTTAACATCGAGGGCTTTGTCAGCAGTTGAGGGTGATCCGATTGGAGCGATTAACGGCAAATTTGCAAATATTCGCACGCAAAGCCAAAATGCGACGGTAAACGGTCAAATGTCAAAAACTGTTACAAATTCACCTACGATTGAGATTAAATTTACAGGCGATGTGGTAATTAATAATGACATGGATGTTGACGATTTTAACCGTCGTGTTTCAGCGGCAATTGTTGAAACCCTTGACGGCGAAGCGTCAAAGTTGGGAGGCTAAAAATGAGGCATAGTTTTACATACAACGGCACTGATTTACGGACAATAGGCTTTTTTATAGCTACACCTCCCAAATATCAAATTGCAAAGCGTAATTTTGACTTTACTTCTGTCTATGGCAAAAACGGCGGAGTGATTTCCGATAACGGTGTTTTTGACAATGTTGAAATGCAGTTCGAGGTCAACAGTTATCCGTACATTGTACCGAACGAAAGCAATGCAGAGCTTGTAAGAGCGTTTGCTGAGTGGCTTACCGTTTGGGACGGCGATTATAAAATCTTTAGGGATTCATATAACCCCGGTTATTTTACAAAAGCGATTTGCACAGGGGTTGAGCCAATCGAAGAAGTTGCCCCCCTTTGCTTGTCAACGACTATCAATTTTAGCCGAGTGCCGTTTTGGTACAGTGATTTAGGGCAAGAGATTATCAGACCGAAATTAACTTCGACACAAAACGCAGAAATCGAAATCTACAACCCTGAAAATTACACAGCCGAGCCTTTTATTAGAATCATCAACAAAGGTGCAAAAGTTAATCCGTTGACGCTGACGGTTAATAACGGTCAAACTTTAACGGTTAAAACATCATCGGATAAGAATTATATTGAGCTTGATTCTGAACAGCAGTCCGCTTCTTTCAACAACGGCATGAGTTTGGCAAACAACTGCATAATCTGCACAGAGTTTCCAAAGTTTTTGCCCGGTTGGAATAAAATAAAACTCTCAGGAAAAAACGCAAATGCGTTTACTGATATTGAAATTAAGCCGAATTGGAGGAGATTGTGATGCAACCAATTTTGTACAATACAGCTGATTATTACAAGAATCCGACACCATTGTTTGATTCTAACGGCTTTGGTTTCTTGACTGAATGCACCGAGTTTTTGACCACGATGGAACATAATGGCACATACAGCTTTAGTGCGAAAATAAAAAGCACAGATAAGCTCGTGCCGAAAATAAAAATAACTTCATATGTCAAAGCAAAAGTAAATAATGTGTCTGAGCCACAGTATTTTTATGTCACAAAAATAGAATTCGATAAAAACGGTGATTTGACCGTGTCGGGCGAACATGTGTCAAGAATGTTCTTTCAGAACGGAACAATTCCTCGTGCAATGGACGGTTCGATGTATGGCACACCGAAAGAACTAATTGACCACTTTATGCGAGACTACAGCACAGTAGGAGAACCTCTGCATATGTGGTTTACGGAAGCCCCATATAAGTGGTTTAGCTTCAGTTCATCAATCACAGCAAAGAAAAGAATTTATTTAGGCTATTCACAAGCGGTAAAGTTTGAGGATATTTTCAAAGACGATGACGAAGGACTGATAAATCAGTTTGGTGGTGTTTTGTATTTTAACAATTTTGATATTCACTTTGAAAAAATCAGTACAGCAGGTGCGAAAAGCGGCTATCGTATAGCTTTCGGCGCTAATGTGTCAGATTATAAGCAGACTGCCGAAATCGGCAACTACTATACACATGTTATGCCCTATGCACGATGCAACACTACGAATAATAAAGAAGTTGTCGTGTCAAGCCCTGAACCATATGAAACAGGGTTAAAACGGAACATAAAAAACACATATTTGTATGATTGCACAAACAAAATCAAAAAATACACTTTAAATCCCAGCACCGGCGAAAACTACAAAGAAGTCAGAGATGCTTTGCGTAATGCAGTTGCTGATTATAACTATTCGACGGAACAAACATCGGAAACCCTGAGTATAAGGGTAACTCTTGAAAACGAGCTCACTAAAATGCACGCAATCAAACTTTACGATGAAGTGACGGTTGTAATGCCGGACGGCACGAATTTGAACCGAAGAATTTCAAAAACGGTCTACGATAGCGTATCTCAGAAATACAAGGAAATTACAATCGGCGACTTAAGTATGTCGATGTCTGATTTATTAAAAATACAAAGGAGGTTTAAAAGATAATGGCAATTAGTATGAAACATAAATCAATTACAATTGATGTAAATGACCGCAACGCACCGAATGTTGTTGCAATTGCAAATGTAAATGATAAAGCGGTTCGCTATCTCGATGTTACTTTAACGGCAAGCGGTGAAAAATTGACCTTTGCAGATTGTACAG